GCCGCCGTACTAAGGCAGCTCTGCAAGCAGCCAAGGCACGCGGCGTCAAGCTCGGCAGCCCAAACCCAACAGCAGGCTCGGCTGCCGGCATCGCTAGCATCCAGGCAAATGCAGATCAGTTTGCCCTGCGCGTCCAGCCTATCATCGCCGACATCATTGCAAAGACAGGATCCACCAGCCTGCGCTCAATCGCAGCTGCGTTGACAGCTCGCGGCGTACAGACAGCCCGTGGCGGCCAGACCTGGGGCGCCAGCCAGGTAGCTAACCTTATGCAAAGGAGCGCAGCATGAGCGACGATTTCTTCCTCGGGATGATCAGCGCCATGATCATCATGGTCATCATCCTGCTGGCCGGTGGTGTCATATGATGACCGGACAGATGCTGCGGGACGCCCAGCTGGCGTTCTTTGAAATGCGGGACTCAGACTTTCTGGAGCACTGCCGCACCATCGCTGCCGACATAGCCAGGCAGCGTGGCCAGGTGTCGATCAACGAAGTGCGCAAGGCCATCAACATACCCGAAGGCGTCAACCCGTCCGTGCTCGGCGCTGTTTTTAAATCAAAAAAATTCACAGCCATCGGATACACCGAGGCTGCACACAAGGCCGCACATGCCAGGGTCGTGCGCGTCTATAAACTCAAGGAGGAAACATGTCAGGAAAGCTAACCCCGAACACAATGATGTCAGCCAGCCGGCTGCCTGCGCTGCTTGGTCTGTCAAAGTATCAGACCCCAAATGATGAGCTCCAGGCGACGATCAATGCCATCGCCGGCAAGGAGACAGACTTTGCGCAGAATGAATCGATGGCCTGGGGCGACCGACTCGAAGAGATTATCCTGCGAGAGACAGCCAAACGCTTGCAGCTGGCCGATCTAAAGACTGAGTTTACCAAAGCGTTCTACCACGAAACATTGCCGCTGGCCTGCAGCCTGGATGGTTGCGCTGATGGCGCTGGACAGGTGGTGCGTACCGATCCAGACGCGGGCATCTTTGTTGTCGGCAAAGAAAGCATAGAGCTGGCAGGCGTGGGCGTGCTCGAAGCAAAGCTCACCGCTGTAGCACCCGAGGATCTGCCAGCCCTGTACCGTGGACCGGTGCAGCTGCAGGCACAGATGGACATCATGCAGGCCAAGTGGGGATGCGTGGCTGTGCTTTACCAGGGAACCACGCTGCGAATCTTTCTGTTCGAGCCGCACGCACAGACCCTGGCCACCATCAAGGCAGCCGTGCTTGAGTTTCAGTCCAAGCTGGAAAAATTTAAGTCAAACGGAGAGATAGACTTCTACTCGCCGGCCAGCAGCAAAGACGCAGACCGCATGTTCCCGGCAGCTGACGACAGCCGCACTGCACATCTGCCGGCCAAAGCTAACCAGCTGGTGGATCAGATTCTGGCGGCCACAGCAGATACCAAGGCAGCCGAACTCAGGCGCGCAGAGGCAGAGACAGAGCTCAAGGCAATGATGGGTGACGCAAGCAGGGCGAAGGTTGGCGCTTACGAAGTGCGCTGGCCGATGCGTTACTACAAGGCAGCCGCACAGAGGATCGTGCCGGCCAAGGACGCCTACGCTATCCGGCAATCGACGCTGTCAATCAAGGAAGCCTGATGGATAACAGAGAGCTGACAGACATTGAGCAGGCGCACGCTGCAGCCTGCGTCGCGCTGCTTAATGCGGTACCGACTATGACAGAAGAGCAGGCAAACGAAGTGGTGGACAGCCTGTCTGTCTTGCTGCTGCAGACATTAAATACTTATGTACCAGGGGATGATGATGCAATTGACTACAACTAAAGGATTCGCTCCCGCCACGATGGGCGAAGCGATTGAGTTTTCAAAGATGCTGGCTGAGTCCAGCATGGTGCCGCGTGCCTACCAGGGCAAGCCACAGGACATTATGGTTTGCGTGCAATGGGGATATGAGCTTGGCCTGGCACCCATGCAGGCGCTCCAGAACATTGCTGTGATCAATGGCAAACCCAGCGTCTACGGTGACGCTATGGCCGCCCTGGTCCAGGCCAGTCCGGTCTGCGAAGGCATCGAAGAAACGCTGGAAAACGAAGGCTCTGCGAACCCGGTTGCAGTCTGCATAGCCAAGCGCAAAAACCGCACGCCAGTGATCGCCAAGTTTAGCGTCGAGGATGCCAAGCGCGCTGGCCTGTGGGGTAAGCAAGGTCCGTGGACCGCGTATCCAAAACGCATGCTGCAGATGCGAGCCCGTGGCTTTGCCCTGCGTGATGCCTTTCCTGACGTTCTTAAAGGGCTGATCTCCGCAGAGGAGGCAGAAGACTTCCCGACAGAAAACAATGGCAAGTCAATTAAAGACATCACGTTAATGCCCGCCAATCCACTGGACCGCATAGCGCCACCGGCAAACCCCGAGCCTGCGGTGGTAGCCGAGGTAGCGGTCGATGTGATTGATGTCGAGTTGCAGAACGATTCTGCAGAATCTGCCGAACCATTTGCAGAACCTGCCAGCATACCCTTGCTGGTGCCGAAGGATGACGGCACGACCGCCATCCACTGCACCATGCCTGATCTGGAATCCTGGGCAAACACATACGAAGACATAGCAGACAAGACCGCCAGGGCGGGCAAGCGCACACCGCGTGAGCGCATGTCAGTATTGAAGAAGCTCCGCGACCTGAACCAAGAGACGCTGAATCAAATGGAACAGGTAAAAAAACTCCGGCACTCAGCCGCTTACTCGAAACGGAACTCGGCGCTGGGTGCTGCGATGCCCATAGAAAAAACCCCCGAGGGTTAGTCGGGGGAACTGGCCAGGGCTCGAAGTGTGAAGGAGGTCACATACCCTGGTCAGAGTCGCTAATGTCTTATTGCTTCGTACTGGGCTCGGCACTGTTTGAGGAGGGCGCGGAGCTCGTCCCCTCTGGCAGCTTCCCGCGCAAGAAATTCTCCATCTGGTCGGTAAAGCTCTTTTCCAGTACACCCGGGGGGAGCAGATCCATTGCTGGTGGTACTGGACAAGGCACTGGTTTCGGTGGTGGGGCGGGTCGGGCGGTCGCGCAAGCTGTTAGCCAAAGCGGTAGCGCGAGCACTAAGATCACGGATTTCACGGTCCTTCTCCTTCCTTAATGTATCTGCGTCGGCCTGCATTGACTGCTCTTTCTCTCGGGCTGCAGCCTGGGCGGCAGCATACTCTGCCTGTTGGGCAGCGCGTTCCTTGTCCCAGGCTTGCTGAACCTCGGCCATGCCAAGGTCGTGGCCTTTGTACAAGCCGGCACCGCCAGCTGCAGCCACCGCCAGGACAAAACCAAGTATTAGCCAGGGATTCATTTAGGTGGAACCTTAGTGCCGTCCAGTTTCTTGTGAACCTTTACCATCTTGCAGACCTCGACTTCTTTGCCCTTCTGCTTTTCCTTGTGACAAACCTTCTTAGTCTCAGCGGCAAACAAAATTAGCGGGACAAACGCAATAAGTGCAATTAGCTTTTTCATTCATCTCTCTCCGGATGGGGTGGTTGAACAGGGGCAGGCTTGCCAGCATAGCCAGCAGCAGCAGGGTCTGCATCGCTGCGTACCGTGGTCACAGTCGTTGTCACAACAGGCGCAGGCTTGGGCGGTGGTGCATCCTTGAAGTCAGCAGCAGTTGATATGCCTGGCGGCGGGACGAAGGCATCCTTACCCTTGACTGCAATCAGCGTGGCCAGTGCGCCGAGGATGTACTTAGACATGTCCGACAAAAGCAGGAAAAAATTCTTATCTGCTGGTGCCATGCCACTCATTGGCTGGGTGACGAACACCACCGAGTACATCGACAGTCCTGCCATGATAACCAGGATCATGCAAAAGGTGATTCCAATGGTGAACTTTAATAAAGAATTAAGCTGCTCTTCTGTGGCTTGCAAGATCATGGCTTCACCTTTTCAGGTTGGGTAACATCTTCAGGGCAGGTGCCGGTTGCAGTGCAGATCGGTGGCTTGCACTCTGTAGCATCCCAGTTCTTCGGGTTTTGGCAAGGGTACCTAAAACGATCATCGCAGGCACTAGCCGCCCAGCACATGCAGAGCATGAGCGTAATGTTTCTTACGGTCTTCAAGTCCAATGGTGCCTCCGTTTATCCGTTTGGTCATAGTCAAAATATCACCAGCATCTGCCAGTTTGTTTAGGCTAGTTGTTTCCCAGTACCAGCATGCACTCTGAGCAGCACCCTCAAAAGTTTGCATATACTCCGAGGCTTGTTCCGGCGTAATGCCCAGGGATGATGCAAACCAGAAATAGTTATCTTTGCCTGTTACCTGAATAAGGCCACGGCCTTTGTACCGAGCGCCATCACCACTATTCTCATTGCCGTTGCCCATCCGGTTAGCGTAGACACGGTTGGCGATCTTGTCTGGTTGACGGGCGTAGGCATTGGCTGTGCCTTGGTCGGGAAAGTATTTGGCAAAGGTCTTCATCAGACCAGCGGCACTGTAGTTCAGGTTCTCTGTCAGCCAGACAAAGCCACCCGACTCATGACCACACTGCGCCATGAATGCAGCAATGCGCTTGGGTGTATTGATCTCGTAGTCGTCAGCCAGTGACTTGCCTGATAGTTCAGTCTGCTTGCCGAACAGTGCGTCGTACCATTGCTGTGGGTACTTGGTGCTGGGGACTAGCTGTTTAAAGTGCTCGAATGTAATCATTCTTCACCCCTCATTTCCAATAAAATTTTTAAGCGCAGCTCTTTCATCTTGCGTGTTTCTTGTTCAGCCCGGTACAGCGCATTGTTCATGTCCATGTACATCACGCCCATCACAGGCAGAGCAATCACTAACACAAAACACAAGACCACCACGGCGACGAGTAAAGCCCACGGTACGTCTGACTCGTTCGGAGCAGGAGCAGGGTTCCGACGTACCACGCCACGACGAAAAGGATTGCCCCAACCCATACCGCATCTTCCTTTCGCTTCCTTCTTAACCTACGTTGCCGAGCAGCTTCAATCTGTATCTTTACAGTCTCACGCTTATGCGCTTCGTCCTGCTCAATTACGATCTGCTTCCACATCTTTTCATACTTGCCCCATAAGTCACCTAGTTCAGCTGGGGCCTTGTAGACCATCATCTCGCGCAACTCTGCAAACATCGCATCCAATCTTGACCGGATGATGACGCGCATTAACGCTCGCTTACCAACCGAATCTGTGCCTGTGTACACCTTTGTTGCTTCTGCTTCCTGCTGTATAAAGACGTTGCCGATCTTGTCGTACTCATCCATCAGCGCACCCAGATCGTTCCCTATCTGGATAAACACATTGTTAGGGTCGGCCTTGCCGATC